GCTTCTTTACAAACTGACACTACTGGAACAATATTATATTTTAATGGTAATCAAATATACCCATAAAATTTAAATCAAAAAAAAATAGTTAAAAAAATAAAGTATAATTTTATTTATTTTTTTTGAATCACTTTTTGGCGGTTAGTGTTTAAGCATAACAAATAAAATATGCGACTGCAATATATGAAGGAGTTATATTAACCCCAATTGCATTTGAAATAGGATCAAGTCCTTGAATACCTGTTCCAGTCGTTAAGGTATTTATACCATTATATCCACCAGCACTATATAGATATTGTTGAACTCCAACAGGTGTAATAGTAGAATCTGCACTATTTGCGAATGCTGTTTGATGTGAATGGTCAGGAACACTTACTAATATAGGGGTTGTATTATTTGCTCCATTTAAATAATTATATGTTATTTTTTGTGTATTAGTTAATCCAGAGCCACCATTTCCAGTAGCATAATTAGAAGATGGGACACCACTTACACTTCCATTATTACCAATTGGAAAACGAGATCCAAAATTTGGAACATTAAAAGTAGCACCACTTCCGCCATATGCATACCCAATAGCAGTAAATAAAGCAGGATATGCGGTTGTAGAATAAGAACCACCATCACAATTTAAATAATTAGGCACTGCCGTGTCTGTCATTATCATTTTAATTTCCCCTACAACTCTAAATCCAACTTGATAATTTTTAGTATTAATTGTAATACTAGGATTTTGACTAAATAAAGTCCCATTTTGAGTTGTAATATTTGCAGTTGTAATAGTTGCCGTTGCTCCTGATAGAGTCCCTGTATAAGTAGGATTATTAATCGGTAAATAAAGGCCAGTTAATGATTGTATAGCTGATCGCACAAATGATAAACTTGCTATTAAATTTCCATCGGTTGCTGTTTGTGGCTGAGTTTCTGCAGAAGAATTTGTAAAAAATTCATTCGCTAAAACTCTTTGAAATGTAGACGATGCGAATGCCATTATATATTTAATACGGTATATTTTTTATTTTTTATATTAATAATTATATAATGGAGTTATCAGAAATCTTCTGGACTTTCGTTATTAGTTCATGTATAGCATTTGTATTAGCAATGGCAAGAATGGCCTATCGTTCTAAATGTGAGAATGTTGAGTGTTGTGGTTGTATTAAGATAACCAGAAATATAACTGCCGAGATTGAGTTAGACGAAAGGGAACCCCCAAGCCCAAGGCCAGAAAATAATAATAGTCAAAGAGTTTAAGATAATATAAATTTTATATTGAACATATAAATTATATAATATATGGGGCGAAAATTATATATTAATATTAATATATAATTTTTAAAGATGTCGGAAATAAAAAGATATTATTTTATAGATGAGATATGGCAAATAATAAAAGAATACCTTGGTATAAATGGTGGAATTAAATTAACGATTCCAAAATTATTATCAAATGCTTTTAGCTTAAATTTATATCGCATATTATTAGATGATATGCTATATCATACATTTGATGGATGCCTTGAGCATGTTAAAGTAAATGACCCAAATAATGTAAAAAAATCAAAAATGCTAAAATCAATATATACTAACTATAGATTATTAAATAGATGCAAAAAAGACTCAGTTATTGAAAAGCTAGAATCTTTATTACAACCCCCAAAATGGGGTGCATTATGTGTCAAAAATTGATATATTAATATATATAAATAATTTTATTTTTTGATATTAATTAACATCTATGTTATATATTATTGAATTCATATAATATGCATTTATTTAATATAAAATACTTCAGATATTTTACAGTAAAATAAATAAAATTTATATACTTAGTTTTTTACAGTAAATTATATAACATAGATAAATATATATTGTAAAAATCATTTAAAATGCATATATTCAAGTAAAAATATCGATATTTTTACAATTAAACAAATAAAAAAATATAATTTTACATTAAGTATTTATATAACTTGGATATTTAATAATATTTATCTGAGTTAGATAAATATTTAATATTTATTTATCTAATATATTTATTTTTTTATTTTACTATAAATTATCTATTTATTTTTGACTTTAAATGGCGGCAAATTCTTATCCCCCTTTATATGCTGCTTTAATTTTATTTGAGATTTTAAATTTTGCCTATCTATCTCATCTACAGTTAGGGGGGTCTTTGGCGATATCCGCCTAGTTGGTCTATATACAGGATAGTCTCCATCCCCTACATCTGACCATCTCTCCTCATACCATCGCTTTAAAGGCTTCTCGACATGCTCATCTTTATAAGTCCCACCTAATTTCTTGTATGTTTTAACAATAAACCCACTCTTATATGCACTCGGCTTACTATAAATAATATCCGCATATACTTTTACCACTTCATATAGATCTTTATCAGTTGGAGTTGACATCCTATATTATAATATTTTTTTTTAATTCATTATTTAATATTTCTATATTCTTAATGATGTCTGTAGTCTCGCCATATAATAAGAATGTTGTTAATAGTGTATCAGATGGCATTAACCAATATAATAATTCGTTTTCATTACTATTATAAATCATTTTCCAATAACTTAATCGCCTTTTAGGGCAATGGTGGTCTATATAGCATTCAGCCCATCGCATACCAAAATCAAGATGTGTATTATTATTAAATATTGCCCTAAACCTCTTATCATAAATAGGGCTATTTATTACAATTAAAATATACACCATTTTTATAAATATAATAGAAATATATTATTATATCATGAATTATATATATAAGAATTTTTCTATTCGCGAAATATCAACAGTCATAAACGAAATGGAACAAAGCCCAGATGTTGTATATCTCGATGTTGTTGTATCTAATATTAACAGTGGCGATGCTTCTAATTTTACCAAGGTATTTGCTGAATATAATGAGGCTAGAACTATACCATATTTATATGATCCAAATGAGTATTATGGTGCTGTTGTTCAGTTTACCTTAGATAATACCGACACTCCATTATTGGAAGCCCAAATTGTTCCTGACCAATCAAATGCAAATTTAACAATTTATAATGTTGGATTATCTTATGGTGCGAGTAATATTATAGTACCAATTACTTATGTCCCACAGAATGCAACCGCAGTTCAGCCATTACCCCCAAGTTCATTTCCAAATGGAATTCAAGATTTGAATACTGGATATTATAGTATTTTTTCATATAACTATTTTTGCCAGTTAGTAAATACTGCATATGCGACCGCATTGACTCAATTGATTGCATTAGTCCCAGCAATCCCAATTACTACAAATCCGCCATTTATTAAGTTTGACCCAACTACCGATTTATTTGATATTACAATTGACCCAATATTTAATCAAACGACAGCAGGAACTCCAATTAATATATTGATAAATAATTCACTATATTATTTATTTTACTCATTCCCAGTTTCCAGAGTTTCAATTGGAGCAAATACTTATTTTGAATTAATTGCAACAAGGGTCACAATTACAACATTAACTACCACGACTATATTATTACAAGAAAGAAATAGCACAAATTTATGGGACCAAATTTCATCGGTTTGCATTACTTCTCAGACTATACCGGTCGTAAGGTCGCAGACATTAGCACCTGGCCTATACTATGAAGGTGGTATACTTCGATCTCCTAATAATTCATTAACTCAGCCTATTCTTTTAGAATTTTCAGTTCAGAATTCAGAATATAACAGAAGTATTACATATAATCCAACGGCACAATACAAGACTTTCTGTTTAAATAGCGACTGTGCTCTATATAATTTTGATATTAAATTTTGGTATAGATCTACGGTCGGAATATTAAGACCGATTAGTCTCAATTCTGGGGCAACCATGACTATGAAGCTTGGTTTTTTTAAGAAATCGAGACACTCGGCATTAAAACCAATGCATTAGGAGAATTATTTAAATAAATTAATATCTAAAATATTATTTAATATATACTTAGATAAAATGAGCAACAACGATGAAACTCAGATCAATAAAATAGATATGGGATCATTAAATTGGAAAGAAAGGATGGAAATTGATGGTAAAAGTTTTATATATGAAGATTTAAGAATTGCTATATATGATTATGATATTAGAATATGGAAAATTAAACCAAATGGAAGAAATAAGGAATTTTTGGTAGAAATTAATACATATCCAAAACATCCAAGTGAATGTATTACATTTGCATAATTTAATATCATATCGCAATTAATATTTAATTATTTTTTTTTGAATTATTATATCCGTTAAAGTATATAATAAGTAAATCTTTGAAAGTTTGTTTTTGTCTCATTATTAAAACAAGTCAACATGTCGCACGAGATCGAAGGAATTAAGATAACGGATTCCAGAATCAATGACTTGACCAATGACATGGTTTTTGCCGTATATGACGGAGCAAGCCAGAGTACGTACCAATCTTTCCCTTTTAATTCAGCAAGCAACTCATCGTTGACTGCAAATATTCAGATAAACTAATTGTCTGTGTCTATTCAAAAGATAGGCAAGTACTGGATTTAACTAATTCAGTGCGACACGTCCAAATTGCGGGGATACCCTGAAGGCATATGGTACTAAGTTATAGTAGAAATATTATAATGGCGATAGTTAACAACTATCGGTATAGTAAAAAGTCATATGTTATAGGGCAATCCGCAACCAAGCTCCTAAGTCCGCTATGCAAGGATATGGAGAAGGCTCAACGACTAAATGGAGGTGGGGGTGAATAGATTAGCAATCTATGATGATCCCTTAAGATATAGTCTAGTCCTTATCGAGAGATAAGGTTCGCAACGACCTAGCGAATCTATTGTATCAGATGCCAGAGTCCTCTGGAAGTCTGATCTTAATTTAACTATCAACTGTGCAAATGTGCCAGTTGGAACCCAAGCTTTTCAATATGGTTTAACGGATGCCCTTAATTCTTTCCCATTACAATCTTTAATCACTACTGCTTCACTTACTGTAAATAATGCAACATCATCCACAAATTACCAAGATATTTTACCATTTATTAAACTTCTAGAAGATTGCAGTGGCATTGATAAAATGAATTCTACTTCACCTGATTATGTTAACCAATATTGGGGAATGTATTCAGATGCAATTCTTACCAACTCTAACCCAATGGGTTCATATAATGAATCCTCTTATGATAATGCAAGAATCCCAAACGGTGCATACCCTGCAACAATTACTGTTCAACACTACATTGCTGGAGTCCTTACTAATACCTCTCTTATCTCTACCGCTACCACAGATACATGGATTATTTATGTATCTTTTAAGGGACTAACTGAGCCATTCTTGGCATTAGCCCCATTTACTAACAAAGACTATAATAAAGCGGGACTTTTAGGAGTTAACAACTTGGCTATGACTTTAAATATTGATGCCGCAGCAAAGAAAGTTTGGTCAACTGGAAATTCTGAAGTTAATTCTGCTGGAACTGGGTTAAGTAGTTATATTACTGCTATTACTTTGGGAAATCCAGCAAGCAACAACTTGGGCTTCACAAATGCAAAACTATTATTTAACTTCTTAACTTTGACTGATTTGCAATATTCTAAAGTAAGTACAAGATCAATTACTAATTATATGGACTATTCCAGATATATCTCTCCTAGCGCATCATCTCCAGTTGTTGCATCACTTGCAACCGCATCAGTTTCTTTCCAGAATATTCAATTAAATCAAATTCCGCAGCTCCTAGTATTTGGACTTAGAGTCCCAATTGAATCACAAACTTGGGCTTATACTGATTCATTCTTAAAAATTAATTCTGTTTCTATTACATTGAATAATGTTTCCTCAGTTATTGCAAGTGCCGATATTACCAATCTCTTTAATATGAGTATCGATTCTGGCTCATCTCAATCATTTTATTCATTCAATGGCCAAGCAAATGCAATCCAAAATGGCTCTTCAGTCACGGTTCCTACACTTGGGAGCATGATGGTGATAAATCCTGCCAAATACCTATGCTTGAACCCGTTACTCAGTAATTCCAGTATAGGACAGTTCAACTTGCAAATTAATATTCAATCATTCACAAACCAATTTCCATTTTCAATTCAACCACAAGGAGTTATTATGGTAATCAACTCTGGATACTTCGCGACCGAATCCGGGTCCAGTTCAATTTTCACTGCTGTTTTGGATCGACAAATGGTTCTTGATACAAAATCATCTGACGAGCATCACGATATTATTGATGAACAACTATATAAAAGAACCGTTGGCGGCGTTATGCATTCATCTGGAGTAGCTAAGATGGCAAAGTCAATGGGAAGGCCAAAAAAAGGCGGCAAGTCTTCATCATCTGAATCTTCAGGAATGGATGTAAGTGGGCTAAAAAAGCTATTAGGAAA